AGTGTCGTCATCAAGATTGTTCTTCATGAACTGTTCGACGACCTTGATTCTTTCGACTCCGTTGTCGCCCAGCTTTTCAATCTCAGCTTCGGCAGAAACTTCCTCTACCGCTTCGGATTGTGCAATTAATAGTTCCCATGCGCGATTGAAATAGTCCTGAGACATATTGGATTCGTTAGCAAACCCGATTAATTCCTGAAGTAGCTCGTCATTCTCCTCCACACCTTCGGGTAATGAGTACCCGTCTTTAGGTGCGCCTTTGAATGCGCCAAACTTCTTCTCTAATTCGGTGTAAGCCTTGGCCTGGTCAGCCACCGACTTGTATTTATCGCCCTTAAACCACTCTGGCGTGTCTCCTACACCCTTGATCCCCTCACTTAAAAAGTATTCGCCCTCAGTCAAGGTAGGTTGTGCAGCATCTACAAGAGACGTGGGGGCAGCCCCTAAGGCTTCTTCTTGCAGGGTATCGTCTTGTACGGCCTGTTCGCTCATAAGTTTCTCCAAGGATATTCAATAATGGCCCGACGTGGCGGAACCGGTTGATGCCTGAGCAAGATTGGCTCAAGCCTTCGGCCTCCGTTCAACAAAGAGAGGGTATTGATATCGACCCAATCAACATGCATACCATCTTTGTAGCACCGGAAAGCGCGAAATTTATGCAGGTATTCGTATTTCTCAAACCCATATTGGTTGGTGAGATTGACTAACCAGTCAAAGTCAAAACCGACCTTTTTTAAGTGGTCTTTATGGTCACAAATGACTTCAGCCTTCTTTTCTTTAGGCGGTCTGCCTCTTTTCTTGGGTTCTGTTTGGACTTCTTCAATTTCCGCTTCGCTCAATGACGTACTCATAGCTCCTCCGCAAGCCTGATTTGATTAAGAATAAAGCGCACTACTCCGGCCTCGCCATTGTGGTACGCCGATTCATAATTAACGTTCGGGGAGTTGAACGGGGTTGAATTGTCAAGAATAAAGCGGGTCAATAGATCTTGGATGACCTTTTGCCCTTCTTCGGTTTCAAAGCATCGGTGAAACAGCTTGGCCGTTTCTACCTGTTTTTCCCGCATCCGCTCCCTTGTCTCGTTCGCCTGCTCTTGGCTTACTTCGAGATCATCCCAGCTCATTACACCGCCTGTAATTGTGGCGGCCGCTCACCGCCTTGCCCTTGTTGTGCCATCTGTTGCTGTGCGCCAGCTTCGATAATCCGTTGTTTTTCGGAATCATCCCGCACTAATTCCATCGGCATCCCTGTTTTTTCTGCTACCCATTGACCAAAGTTTTCAGTCTTGAACGCCATGAGCACTTGCTCCGGCCCTGCCGTACCCATAACAAACTGTACGGCTTGCTGAACGTTGAGGATATCCTCACCATCTTGCGCCCTAGCGAGCGGTGACGTGAATTTAACCTCTACATCGCGTCCATCTAGTTGAATAGGTGTGATTAGTCCGCGCCTAGTCAAAATGTTCACGACTCGTTTGAGGATAGGCACTAGCATTTCGGTTTGTAGTCTGCCGAATGCTGAGCCGATTCTCTTGGCTAGTTCTCTGGTCTCAATGGCGATCTCAGTAGCAGTCCTCACCGGCCCCGTAGGATCTCGTAGATCGTTGAACAGAGCGACTTTGATCGCGGTTTGTAGTTCTAAGATCTCGAATTGTGCTAATTGTAGGTTGGCTCCGGTGTCCAAACGTTGAATAGATGGGTTATTCGTATTGTTAGACCCCACCGGAATCACAATGCCTGGTGAGATCGTGATGTTATAGGGGTTCATTACCCCGTCATCGGTTGCGGTATACATTCCCGCTAGATCAATCGCGGCTTTTTGGAGCACGAACTCTTTAGCTTTGTTGAGTGATCGGACATCCGGTAAACATTGCATAGCCGGACCACGCCCACGGACCTCACCGGCTACCTTTGTATATCTACCAGTAACCCAAGGTGATGATTCCCCAAAGTCTTCAACCCATGAGAAGCGTTCTTCTTTCTTGACCCACACGACGCCGTAGTATTTTTTACTCTTAGGGTCATAAATCACGCCTTCAGATACTTCTATCTCAGAATCGGGCGAGTTTTCGATAATTTGTTGAACATTAGTAGATGGCTCAAAGCCTTTCCACATCCTTTCGAGCAATCTAGCCTTGACCTTGAAGCGTCTCCAATGGGTTTCAATTGTGCCGTATGGACCTTCCTCGAACGCTATTCCCTTTTGTGGAACAGAGTGGAAACAAAACGGCATGGTTTCATCGTACATCTCATCAATTCGGAGCGTAGCAGTACCGACCAGAAGATCTAACGCAGCTTCATAAAACTGAGTAGCGAAGTTTGACCGATTAATATAATCGAAAACGATCTCGGCCTGTTCGTCTAGGTTCTCTCGAATGTCTTGTTCGGTGACCCCGTAGTCACCAGTTTGGACCATTCGGATCACTTCGTTAGATGGCTGGAAGGTTGCCCAACGTGCCCAAATAGGCGCGATGTTTTCTTGTAGCTTACTAGCACCTTGTTGGATAGCCGTAAGCGCCGTTGAGTCAAAGATGCGATCCATCTTTTTTTGACCCTTGTCTTCGACTTCAAAGAGGTTCCTTTGCGGCAGGAAGTACTCGTAAACATCCGTTAGTTGATCGTGCCACATGGCTTGATGATCGAATGCTTTTTGCTCGCGTCTAACGAGATCTTGAAGACTTCCTAAGTGTGGAGGTAGCTGCATAGTAACGCGCCTTGTTATGCCCTGATGTTAGGGATTCGGATTTGTCCACCCATAAAGCCTGGTTGCCCACCAGCGCCACGCATTGCCCCTCTGCCGCCGATTAAGGATCGACCCGCTACCGCAGCACCACCTGCACCCCTTCGGCCCATAGCAGCCTCTTGACGCGTTCTAGGAGCGCCACCAAGTAACGACGCAGTGCCTAGCTTGCCACGTGCTAGTGCTCTGAACCGTTGCTCTTGTTCCGCGATCTCTTCATCGAGTGCGCGTTGTTGTCTCATCTCTACCGCTCGTTCCTGTGCGGTGGGTTTTGGTGCCTTGGGTTTCTTCACGGGTTAGCCTCCAAGTATTTTAAGAGTTGGTAAGGGGTCCAAATGAATGGTTTGTTAATCCCTAAAATCTGTTTCGCGTGTCCAACGCAAGTGTTAAGCATGAATAAGCCTTGTCTCGCGTAGCGTCTTCTCGCCTTTATGATTATGTTGGTCCCGATTTTATGCTCTGCTTGGTCAATAGTAAACAAATCAATAGTTTGCATTGACTTTGCATAATTAATCCAGCGCCCCTTGTCTGCCTTCATCACGTAGCAGTGCCGGATAGCAGGGTGCAGCATCCATGACCACCAATGCCCCGAATCTTTGCCGAATACAACGTAAAGGTGTTCTGGATGATCTTTCACTTTGTATTTTTCCATGGGCATGGATTATCTCCAAACATTGAATGCAAGTTCTGCTGTATGTGTTTGCGGTCTGTTACCGCTCATCATGGTATCTCGCCATCCTAGTGCTAGGGTTTGAAGCGCGTCAGCGCCATGTGATGCCCAATCGTGTACGGGTTGATCACGGAAGCGTTGATGCTTTTCGTCCCATTCTCGATGATAGGATGCGATGCAAGCGTAACCCTGTTCTGCCCTTTCATCGTCTATCCAGAACCGTGGGAACATGCGCCGAATAGCTTGTATCCCTTCGATCTTGGTGCGTGGGCGTTGAACAGTGCGGAAGGTTATTCCCATATCCCTAGCCACATCCTTGCGTGATCGTCCACTGGTAAGCTCTCGGACCTCGATATCATGCGGTGCTAGGTGTTGCCCGAATATCACGCCGTTACGGTCAGCCCATTGGGTCAAATACTGGATATAGTGCTCCATTCCCTTGCCATTGGACTCGTAGTAATCAACGAGGCGTATCTCTTTCCCCATCGCTTGAAAGAACCAAATGCTCATTGAATCGGATATGCCGAGATCCCATGCGGTATGCACCTGTAACGATGGTTCAATCGGTATGCGTCCCACCCTGTTTTGATCTTTGGCTTGCTGCAGTTGGTCAGCGAAGTAGGCACCAGGTATCTGCGCCTCGAATGACCCGAAAAACTCTTGCTGTATTAACGCTTCCTCCATTCCCTCGGAACGTTCGGTCTCTATCGCTTCGGGTGAGATCACCGGCGAACCATCCGCTCGCTTTGTATCGTTTACCGTTAGATTCTGACAGAACCATTCATCGGCCTTCTTTGCCATGTTATACAGCGTATACCCGTGGTTCTTGCCTCTAGGCGTGTATATAAACACCGCCCATCCCCCATTCTCTGCCAGCATTGGTCGAATGTATGCCCACGCATTGGGATCGCATAGGGACCATTCAGAAAAGACCACGCCAACGGGGTTTGCACCTACAAGTGAATCATAGTTATCACTACCGGCTAGCTGCCACGTTGAGCCATTCTTCAACTCAATCATCATTTCCTGGCTGCTAGTACGCGCTCTCACCGCTTCGGGGAATACTTGATCCAGTATTGATTGACCATCGGAGTTGATGCCGTTCCAGATGGCTTTACGGGCTTGGGTTTGCTTTGGGAAAAGGTGCCAGTAGTTACCCTTTCGCTTAAACATCTCTTTAGCAGTGAAGTTGAGACTGGTTGAGTCTTTGCCAGCCCTACGATGCCAGACTAAACAAGCACGTTTAGCGCCGTTATCCATCGCTCGGAAAAAGTCTATTTGATGTGGACGGGGTGCCCAGTTATTCGGAATGCTTATTTGCACTCGAAAAGTCCGCTACTGTGACCTGTAATGAATCCCCAGCTTCCCCCGTGATTTCTTGTGATTTCAGATCTGGTAAATACTTGCTGATTAACTTTAATCGGGTCTCTGTCGCATATTTGAGAGCGGTTAATTCTTGAGACTCCATTTCTGGACCTTGCTCTTCCATTTTTTTAATGTTTTCAATGACATGCTGAATGGTGCATTTCTTAGAAAGCATCTCTCGCAATGCTTCTTGGCGTTCTTGTCTTATCTTATGAGCCCTGGTTGCTGCCATTGTCTTTTGCCTTAAAGATTCGGTCCCAATTATCTCGGAATGCTTGCCTACTTTCTGCCGTTCCCTTTCTTGCGTGTTGACCCTTCCCGCCGTGGGTCCAGTTGGGAAAGTGTCTCTCCGCTGTCTCTTTGTCTAGCTTATGGCGCATGTCCGGCATTAGATCATCACCCCGACTATGAACCCCGCCAGGAATGCCACCCCGACTGCTAATGGAGTGAAAATCGGCATCAAAAGCACTTCGAGATTAAATTTTTTTAAAATTTTTTTCATTCCTAAGCCCCTTGATTTTATTGAACTTTTCCGATTGTAGCAAATTATTTCACACTTTTTTTACTTTGGGGGGTTGACAAGTTTTTACTAGACATGAGAGGATTCACTCATCGCTTCGGCGATTACTCAAAAATATAAGCATTAGACAAACGGAGTACACATGAACAAAAAGCAAATCAAAGAACTTATCAACGACGGTTTCAACCGACTCTATCCCCTCACTCATTGGACTTGGCGCGATCACCGCTCAGATATGCTCGACTATGAATTGAAACTTCAAAAGAAGTTTAGAGCCGAAGCCCCCTCTTCGATCAAATGGGATCACACCAATCAAACAGTGGCAAAGTATTTTGTGCTCTATGCAATCAAGCAAGCCTTAGCGAGTGACCATTTTCGAGCCCGCGATATCCTACACTGCACCAAAACCTATATCACCGCTCAAGCGCTCAAGGATCACGACGAGAAAAAACTCCGCGAGATGGTCATTGACTTTGATTGGGACGCCTTCGACTCTATCGAGTACAGCTATGCAGATCTTTCTTTCAAATCACTAGAGGAGGCGGCATAGGCCGCCCATAGGGAGTAAGACAATGAATTGGTTCAATACGTTAAACGAGGCTTTGACCGCTGAGGGATTGTTGAACACTTGGAGGATCGAATTTGACCCCATCAACTACGGTGAAACGTTTAATTATACTCACCAGGATGGCACTAAATACGGGCACTTTGTGAGCATCTACCGGAATGAACGAGGGCAATACGAGCGCCCCATACACTACGCGAGAGGGTGAACGAGATGGATAGATTCAAGGATTTTCAGCAATTAGTGTCTGGTTTTAGTGACACCGATTGGCTGGTTGATTGTGCAGCAATGCCTAGTGATTATGTTCGCCAGGCGCACGTTGAGCAAATCATGCTTGAGATCACGCGCCGGATTTGGGATGGCAAGGTATCAATTCCTAGTGAGGTGACAGCATGATTTCCACCCGCTACCTATCACAAGACGAGATTCACAAAATGGCTAGGGCTGTGCTTTCAGACCTAGAGATACACCCCCTCAGCCGAGCCGATAAGATCCGAGTAGCTGCCGATTACGCCCGAGATGAGCTGCGGGTCAATCCAAGGGAGTCAGCTTGCAAGTTAGCCGTCAAGCTGGCCGATGTTGCCTGGAATGAAATCAAGCTATCAGTGCGGAGGGCGGTCAAGTGAAAAAGTTAATGGATGTCATGATCGCCGGATTCGTTATCTTGGCCTTCTCTTTCCTCATGGCCTACACGTTCATCAATTGGGCGTTAGGTTGTGGGGAATCCTTCCCTCAAGCCGATGGTACAAGGGTCCAAGGCGAGTGCATCGAGCTTCGTAGAGTGTTTGACCTATGAGCATTCAGGAAGTAATGCAGGCGGTAAGGGATGGCAAGTCGGTAAAATGGTATCACAGCGGCTATGATGTGATTTTAGATAGCCTTGATCGCTTCTTAGTCGTTTGTCGATCCAATGGTTACACCACTGGCTTGTACGAATCGGATGCAAAGGATTGTTATATCGAGGAGGTGAACGGAATCGCCAAGGCGATGGCCGATCAATGGGGTTAATCCACACGGCCCCCGATTGTGGGGGCTTCATCCTTTGATGTTAAAGAGCCACCTATCTCACGCTGAATGAGTAGGCCGATGTAGTGTTGGGCTTTTCTTAGGTCTTCGACGCCGCCCTTTTCCCTCCATCGGGAAATGTATTTTACTACATTAGCCTCGCACCATCCAAGGTTATTAGCCATTATATATTCACTCGGCTGGATGGTCATAAGCTGATAATGATTGCCGCCTACCTGTCGATCAAACTCATTCATTCCAATGCCTCCGCTGTTACTTTTAGGCGCGTGACCTCCCCATGATCTTTATGTAAAACAACGCACGTCATCGAGCGATCCGCACCATACCCCGATTCATTATGCCAAGCGTCCGTAGGCGGTAAGATGTTCCAATGTTCCATGATCATGCCGCCCATCTCTCTCGTTTGCTTGTGATGGATGTGACCAAGCCAGCAATAGCACCGCTTCGAGGCTCCCCATTCTTGTCTAAGATTACGAGTGATCGCTTCATAAAGTCTAGTCGAGTTTATTTTGTCGCCGTGGTGAGTAACGATTAGATTTTCGCCGAACGTAAACCATACAAACTTGTTGAAATTGTCCAATACCGTGACCCGTTTCTCGTTCTCAAAGTACATTTGCAATGCGGTATTCAGGAATAACGCCGCATCAGGATCATGATTGCCCCTAGCATTCACCACTCGGACGTACTTATGCTTTTGCAGCATCCGAACAATGATTCGTTTAATCAGGTGAGTGCCTGCCCTAATCGTCCGGCCCCATCTCCCGTCACTGTCTAACAAGTGTTTGCTCGCTGCCGTGGTGCTGGTCGAGTCTTGAATGTGGAAGAAGTCCCCAAGGTTTACCAAGGTTCCCACTGTAGCGTTAGGCGCGACACTTACCAAGCGGTCAACCGCGTCCTCTAAAATCTTTTCTCCCTTGTCGACATCCCAATCCTCTCCCGCCTCCTCTCCCCAGGCATACATTCC